GACCCCTACCCTGCCCACTCAGCAACGAAAAACCCTCGAATTTATTAATAATTATATCGAGAAGAGGGAAACTGGCCCGACCTCAAAGGAGATTGCCTTGCATCTAGGAAGATCGCAATCAGCGGTTGGGTTTCATCTGAGGGCTTTGCTTGCCAAGCATTTGATTTTTCGGGTGCCTGGTCGAAAACGCGGATTGGAAATGACCCCTGCTGGTGTCAAGCGGTTAGAAGAAGATGGCTGAACCAGAACCCCAAGAGTGTGGTTGGTGTGGGCAATGGACCCGTTTGGTGTTTGAGAGGGGAAAATATATTTGCGGAAATTGCCGCCGTCCGTTGATGGACTGCTGCGACGGCGAGAGGGCTGATGATTCCTTTTCCCGATAAGAAGTATAATATCATTTATGCCGATCCTGCTTGGACTTACCGAGTTTGGTCAGGAAAAGGAAAAGAAAAAAAGTCTGCTGAGAATCATTATGACTGTATGTCTATTGAAGATATTAAAAATTTACCCGTGCAGGACATTGCAGATCAAAATTGTGTTTTATTTATTTGGGTGACATTTCCAAATTTAATCGAGGGTATAGAAACAATTAAGGCCTGGGGTTTTGGTTACAAAACTTGTGGTTTTAGTTGGATTAAAAAAAACAAAAAAGCAGATAGTTTATTTTGGGGTTTAGGCCATTGGACAAGAGCGAATAACGAAATATGCTTATTAGCGACAAAAGGAAAACCGAAAAGAATCTCCAAAAGTGTTCACCAAGTTGTGATAAATAAAATTAGAGAACACAGCAGAAAACCCGATTGCGTCAGGGATCGGATTGTAGAGCTCATGGGCGACCTTCCCCGCATAGAGCTTTTCGCCAGACAAAAAGTAGAGGGTTGGGATTGTTGGGGAAATGAAGTTAGATGAATGATTTTGCCGCATTGAACCTGAATTTTTCTACTAGCCCTACTGTCTGGAAGTTTTTGCAGTCCGATGCGTTTGTCCGGGGGCTAATCGGTCCAGTGGGTAGCGGCAAGAGTTATGCTTGTGCGGCTGAGATTATGCTCCGCGCAATCAAGCAAAAGCCTTCCCCGAAGGATGGAATTAAGAGATCCCGTTTTGCTGTTGTGCGGAATAGTTACCCCATGCTCAGAACCACTACCTTGAAAACCTGGGCAGAGATCTTCCCTGAGAATGTGTGGGGGCGTATGCACTGGAGCCCCCCGATTACCCATCATATCAAGTTGCCAAGCCGAGGTGAGGCCGCTGGGGTGGATTGTGAGGTGATTTTTCTTGCTCTCGATCAACCGAAAGATGTGCGGAAACTGCTCTCCCTCGAATTGACCGGGGCTTGGGTGAATGAAGCCAGGGAGTTGCCTAAAGCGATTATAGATGGACTAACCCACCGCGTTGGAAGGTTTCCGGTTCAATCGGATGGTGGGCCTTCATTTCGCGGGATATGGCTCGATTCCAACCCATGCGACGACGATCATTGGATATATCGATTGGCAGAAGGCGGAGATAGTCCAGGTGGAAAGTTTGCATGGAAGTTCTGGCGGCAACCGAGCGGCGTGTTAGAAGTTCCGGCGGAAGAGTTACCGGATCAACCCGAATTTAATGGTTTTGTGCGTAGTGCCGGGAAGTGGTGGATGCTCAATCCACGAGCGGAAAATCTTCCGCATCTGGTTGATGGCTACTATGAACAGCTTGTTGGTGGGAAAACCCTCGATTGGATCAGGTGCTATGCCAAGGGTGAATATACCTATGTCCAAGAAGGTAAACCCATCACGCCGGAATATGATGACGATTTGATGTCGGTGGAGCATTTGGAATTTGATCCGGCTTTGCCTTTGCAAATCGGCCTGGATTTTGGTTTAACCCCCGCCGCCGTTTTTGGTCAGCGCAGTGGTTCCGGGAAATGGAAGATTTTGCACGAGCTCGTGACTTTTGACATGGGCCTGGAGCGTTTCGGCAATCAGTTGAAAGCGGAGATCGATACGGTATTTCCCAACGCGGAAGTTATGATCTGGGGCGATCCGGCTGGTAATCAAAGAGATCAAATTTACGAAGTCACGGCATTCGAGCATTTGAAATCGATTGGTTTGCTGGCCCGACCCACGCATACGAATGATTGGAAAACACGCCGAGAAGCTATGGCGGCTCCCATGATCCGTTTCCTCGACAAAAAACCAGGGCTATTAGTCAGCAAAAAATGCAGTCGTACCCGTAAGAGTTTGGCTGGCGGATATCATTTTTCTCGTGTCTCGATGGGTGCAGGTCAAGAACGCTATCGGGATGTGCCAAATAAAAACGAGCATTCGCATGTTGGCGATGCTTTCGGATATCTGCTCCTCGGCGGCGGTGAGCATAAACGGATGACCAGGCGCTTCACGAATAATTTACGCCCAACTGTGGCAAATATGGACTTTGAAGTGTTTGGGTAAAAAATGGGGGCCAGGTGTGAAGGGACACCCAGCCCCCTTGGGAGGAGACAGTGGAAGGAACTCGCTCTAAGGGAAAAGCGAGACTTATCGACGGTATCATTTGTGCCGTTCCTGTCAATATACCAAACGGTAGATTATGGATAAAAGCATCCTTTATGACATTCCAAAGCTGAATAAGCACTTCAAATTAAACGGAGATTTGAGACTAGAATTGTTTCATATCGATCATGCCAGGGACATCGAGGTTGGACCGTTTGAACAAAAATTCTATGACGGCTTTGACGATTATCCGGCACTTTTGGCGAGTATGGCCGATATGGGGCTGGCGTATTCGATCCTCAAAAATGAAAAGGTGTATGGATCTTTTGGACTAATCCACATGTGGGATGGTGTGGCTGAAGGATGGATGGTGCCCTCGATCCATATTCCAAAAATTAAGGTGCCGTTTTATCGGATCGGTAAGCAATTATTCGACCTCTGGATAGCAGAGTGGCGGCTTGTTCGCCTTTGTGTCTCAGTTCATTCTGGAAATGTTCGCGCTGACAAGTGGATAAAAAAAATGCAGTTTAGCCAAGAGGGTGTGCTCTACAGTTTCGGGCCATCCGATTTCGCGGATTACAAAATGTTTTCGCGGATTACGAAAAGGTCTTTGCATGAATTACCTTAAAGCAAATCATCACTGGATTGCCTGGGCTATCACGGGTGCAATCATCGCCTGGATGGTTTTTGCATAATGGGTGGTATATTTTCTAAACCTAAAGCGCCCCCAGCCCCCCCACCTATTGATCCTGAATTACTCCGAAGGCAAAAGGAACAGGAAGCGAGATTGGAAAGAGAGAGGGCGGAAACGGCGCGGCAGATTACCAGCCGCCGCCGAGCCAGATCGAGCGCGGGTCGGAGGCAACTGATTTCTGACATCCGGCCTAATGCTCAAATCGGGATCGAAGATGAAGAACTTTTGGATGAATTTCAAAGAAGGCCGGAGGCATAACAATGGGCGGCACATCAGCATTTTCAAGTCAGCGAAGCCGAATGGTGAACGAAATCGCAAGGAAAGCAGCTAGCCAAATCGGTCCTCGAAGTTCTGGTTCTTCCTCAACCAAAAAAGTTCGTGGCGGAGGTTCTGTTTCCGCTGGGCGGAAAAAGAAGCGGCCTGGTTCGAGGCGGCGGCAGCGGGGCTTATTCGGGACCACGGATACTCTCGGCGTTGAAGATACCCCTGAAATTACTGAGAACGATGTCATTCAGGTTATAGGCGCTCGGCGTGGATGATGATTTCAAACGCTCCCCGAAAGAGCGGAAAAAATAATGCCTCATCTTAGTCCGGGACAATTAAAAAAACGGGCAACGGCGGCTTGGGCGGCGAAAGAAAGCTGGCGCGATCTGTATGAGGACGCCTATGAATATGGCCTTCCGCAACGCAATCTCTACGACGGAAGTTGGGAAAGCGACACTCGCGGCCAGAAAAAAGGAAACCGCGTTTTCGATTCCACCGCTGTTCACGCGGTCCAGCGTTTTGCTAATCGGATGCAGAGTGGTTTATTCCCCCCTGATAAGCGATGGATGACACTTCAACCTGGATCGGCCATTCCAGAGGATCGAGAGGATCAAGTCCGAGCTGCTTTGCAAGTATACACAGATCGGTTTTTTGACTTGCTACGCTCCACCAATTTTGATTTGGCGATGGGCGAATACTTGCTCGACCTATGTGTCGGCACCGCCGCAATGATGATTCAGCCGGGAGATGATCTAAATCGGATAAATTTCACACCAGTACCGACGTTTTTGTTGGCGCTTGAAGAAGGACCGGATGGTCAAATCCAAAATGTTTTTCGGAAAGTCAAAGTCCCGGCGGAAAATATCAAACGGATGTGGCCGGATGCGAAAATCAGTTCTGACCTCAAAACTTTGATTAAGGACAAACCGAGCGAAGCGGTAAATCTCCAGGAAGCAACCATTTTTGATCCGGCGGATCGCCAGTGGCGT